GTCTGGCTGTCCGCCAGATCAATCCAGTCCGACTTGCTTGCCTCACTGGCAAGCTCCGGTGCAACGCTGTCGAACAATGCCGCCGCGTCCGCCATGCTCAGCCCTCGATCTTCGCAAGCTGCTCGGTCGCTGCCTCGGCAACGGTCTTGCGGCTGTCCTCGGCCAGCTCTCGCAGCCGGTGGACGTCATAGGTTTCCCGAATCTCGTCCACGAGGTCCGCAGCCTTGGGAGCCGCCGGCTCGGCTTCGGTTGTGGCCGTCGCCTTGCGCTTGGCAACGCGCTCAACCAATACACCGCGCTCAACGAGCTGGGCGCCAATCGGGTGAGCGTTGATCGCCTCCCACTGGTCAGCCTTAATGCCCTGGAGGCCGGGGTGAAGATTCACCCCAGCCACCGTGCGAAGGCGCGGCTCCATGAGTGCCACCTTCACTTCGCTCATCAGATACCCTCGCCGACGGCCTGCGAAAGCGGGTAGTAGATCAGCGTGCCGGCAACGCGGCTGTGGGCAGGCACGACGAACTCAAGGCCGCGCTCCTGCTCGGGCAGCTGCTCAAACACCACCGGCAGCTCAAGGGTGATCGCGTCAGGATCGCGACGGTAGGCGATCATGATGTCGCCGCTGTACTGATCGCTCGCGATGTACTTGGCGCGCTCGCTGGCCTTGAGCTCGTTCGACCACTCAACAGTATCCACAAACGGGTTGTTCTGGATGAAGTACTGGAGAATGGTGGTGTCGGTGCCGGTGTCGGCGTTGGTCGATGCGATGAGCGTGTACTGCTCGATCGGCAGAACCAGCGTGTCCGGCTGCTCGGCGCCGTTCGTGCGCTCAATGATGCTGTTAACAACAGCGTTCATGTCACGCACGATCTGCGACGGCGACTTGCTCGCGAACGTGGTGCCGCTGGACTCGCCATCATCAGGGACGGTAACCGCCGGCAGGTTGGGGTTGGTCAGCCAGCCCTGGAGCCCGAATTCCTCGTCACCGTAGAACGCGATCCGGTTGATCGCCTCGCGGATGGAGCGGACAGCGGCGTTGGCCTTGCGCGCCTCAAGCGGCTTACCCGCAAGCTGCGCGTTCCGAATTTCCTGCAAGCTGTACCCGAAGCTCGCGCCGAGGCTCTTGACCTTGGCGATGAACTCCTTGCCCTTGACGTCGGAGCGCGGCAGATCATCACCGTAGTCGCCAATGATCTTGGCAATGCCGGTCATGTCGTACTGCTCATAAACAACCGACTCGGCGCCGGCGCCAGCCGTGCTATCCGTGGGGATCAGGTCGAAAGCCCGGAGCGGCGCGCGGAGCACGTCATAAGACTGCGCCTTAACCGACTCCAGCTCCCGCTGGAAGAACATGGCGGCGGTTTCTGCGTCGCCGCGCACGTTGGTGTTATTAAGAGTGTCCAGAAGGCTCATGATTATATCCTCTGCCCTTAGTTCGGCTGATTGACTTCGACGATGGCCAGCTCGCCCGTGTCCGCGCTGGTGCGGAACACGCCGCCGGTCGCCAGGTTATCGGTGCTGACGTTCGTGAACTTGCCTTCCTCGCCCGAGGTGGTGACGTCCACATAAGCGACCTCACCAGCGGAGACGTTGGCGGTCACTTCAACGTAGGCCCGGCCCTTGCGGAGTACGTTCACCGCATCGCCGTCGGCATAGGCCGCGCCGGTGCTGTACTGCTCGCCGCCGGTTGCGGACTCATCAATGCCCTGCTGAACGCGGTGCGTGAAAAGCGCGACGCCGACAAAGTTTTCGTCGCCCGCAGCGCTGGCCGCCACCACGTCATCGCTGGCGCCGAGCGAAACGCCCAGGCCGAACTCAATGCCGCCGTCAGCCGCAAAGCTCTCAACGTGATCGAAGTCCAGGCCGGCCTTCTGACCCGCCTGCGCGTTGTCCATGGCGAAGCCATAGGTGGATTCGTTGATCTGTGCCATTGGTCAAATCCTCAGTTGCTGTTCTGACGCTTCCAAGCGCCGCGAATGCTGTCGATGGCGTCGGCACGCTTGTCAGCCTTGCCGCCCTCGTCGCCCTTGGGCGTTGCGGTCTGGCGCTGCTTGCTGGCGGCATCGCTGTGCGCCTTGTGCGTATCAACGGCAGCGTCGAAGCGGGCCTCAACGTAGACGTCCGACTTGTCGGCCAGGTCAGCGTCAGCGTGAACCGCCTGCACCACGGCCTCGCGAATCTCGCGATCGGTCTTGCCATCAAGCTCGGCGTCATCACCCAGCACCCGGCTGGCCGTACGCTCCAGCGCAACGCGCGCTTTGGCGGCCGCCTGAATCGCCTCGTCAGTGCGCTCGGCCTTGAGCTTTTCAAGCTCGGCATTGGCCTCGTCAAGCTTGGCCTGAACCTGCTCGCTGGCAGCCTTGGCCTCGTCGCGCTCGCTGGCGAAACCCTTGATCTGCTCGTCCAGCTTGGACAGGTGGCGCTCCACCTGGGGCTGGACACCATACTCGATGCCGTCAATGCGGACGGCCACGGTGTTATCACTCATGCTGTCATTCCTCGTTGCTTGAGCGTTTTCAACGGCCACCGCATCTGCGGCGTCCAGATTAAGGCGCGCCATTTCACCTGCGCGCGCCCGGTCTACAATCGCGACATGGTTGCCGCGGATGTCTCGCTGAATGGCGTCATACGTCATGCCGTCGGCCTCACCCGGCGTTTCATCCAGGTCGGCCATGTAGCCACCGGACAGCTCAACGGTGCCGCCCTCAATGCGGCTGATCGTCTCGGCGTCAGTGATCGTGAGCGGCATCACCAGCCACTCGCCATCCACCCGGATGTTTTCGCCAACCATGCCGACGGAAAGCCGCTTGGCATTGCCAGACGTGACCAGCCCCTCGTCGGGGTGGCCCATAGTGATCGGGGTATTCTTGAACGATGCCATGGCGTCGGCGGCAAAGACCTCGCTCGCCGGGCGATATTCGCGGCGCACGCCACCGTTGCCATCCTGGTAGGACTGCACGCCAAGGCGCGCAACGCGGGCCTCGCCGGTCAGATAGCCCTCGTCCGTCATGGTCATTCGGATGGGCGATTCTGCATAATCAATGCGTACTGCCATGCTGTTCCTCGTGTCCTCGCGCCGGCCCCATTGAGAAGCGCAAATAGCAACGGCCTGTTCCTGACCAAAGCCAGCGGCAACCTCTTTTTCAATACAGCGCGACATGAACTCGCTTTCAGTCTCGCCGGCTTTAGGGTCAATCGGCATCTGCCACCCATAAAAAAACCCGCAAGCCCCCGAAGGGGATGCGGGCCGTGTTGAAAACATTGAGGCCGTTTATAGGGTGACGCTAATGGTTGTCTCGGGACATGTCAAGCCCTGCCCGTATCCTTCGCCTTCACCCCGGCCGCCGGCGCCTTGTACCGTGGCCTCGGTTCAGCCTCAACCGGCACGCCATCACGGAAACGGATGACCAGCTCGCCGGACAATCCAGCGGCCGAAAAATGCCGCATCATTTCCAGCGCCCACTTTTCCTTATCCGTCATTGATTTCCTCCGACCAGACAAAGGCGACATTGATCGTTTCGGCAGAATTGCTGGTGTTCTCAACGCGCATGACCAGATCGGTTGCGGGCTCTCCGTTTGCAACGCGATAGGTCTGGAACGAGGCAAGCGCGCCCGATGACTGCGGCCCGCGCTGCGCGGGGATCAGGTCACGCTCCAACGTGGTGACGATAACGGGGTCTGCTCCGCCGCGGCGGAACGTGGCAGTCGGCTGCGTGCCGGCAGCGCAGTTCAGGCAACCGGTTTCAAGGTCGGTCGCACCGGGCGTTATCGAAGACACGCGCAGCACGTCAACATGCCAAACGCCGCCGGTCACACCAATGATGCGATCGTACACGCGCACCTTGGTGGTCAGCGGAACAACCAGCTCAATGTATTCCTCGGATTGGCCGGGCACTTCAAAGCGGTCAGACGCCATGAACGCCTTGCCCTGCTCAATGGCGTACCGGATTTCCGTGCGCAGCAAATAGCGCTGCCAATCGGCGAAGTCTAGCGATTCCCTGCGGTACGTCATTCGTCCTGCTCCAGTTCGTCCAATAGGTCATCCACCAGCGGGGCGGCGACGCATCGACAATTCACGGGCCCTCCAGGGTGCAGCCCGCCGGTCTCTGACGGTGGATCATCCCACGCGAACTTGCGGCCGTTCAAATCTTCATGCGTATCGCGCACGCGCTCGTCGCTGGCCGTGCGCCACATATACCCATCAATGCCCAGCTCGCGCTGGCGCTCGCGCGTGATCTGCGCGTTAAGCTGGCTGACTTCCGTGCGCGCGATTCGCTTCGCGCGATTGTCCGTGATCTGGAACCGCCTCCGCAGATCATCGCGGATGCCCTTTTGCGCCGTGCCCGAGCGCACGCCACGCGACACCACGTCCTGCGCCTCCTGAATCGCCTCGTCGCTGAACCGCGTGATGAACGCCTCGTTCTGCTGTTTCCAAGCGTTCAGCAAATCCCTGACCTCGGCGTCGTCATAAAACGTCGGCGCCACGCCCAGCACCGCGCGGATTTCCCGAATCTGCTCGTCGGTGGCGTGAGACTGAACCTTGTCGCCAAGCGTGCGCATTTCTTTCTTGGCCTGTTCCTCGGCCGGCTTCACTGCACTGCGCGTGGCAATGAACAGATCGCGGATGCGCTCTGGCCAGCGGTCGGCGCGGGTTCCATCATCGCGGGTACCAGCCTCAGCCAAAAGGGAGTCCACTTCCGGAAACACCCGGTCGCGGATCTCCCGCTCAATGGCGCGGCGCAAATCCCGCAAGCGCGCCTGATACGTCCGGATCTCGCCCTCGGGACGCCGAGGCTTTGGCGGATTGCGCTGCAACCCGCGTCGGCCCTGCTCCTGCTTGCGCTGCTGGGCCGCGCGGATCAGTTCTTGGCGAGCCTGGGTGGTCATTCAGTTGGCTTGCTCGGCCAATCAACGTCACCAGGGAACCCGTTTTGTTCGGGGATGTCACGCAGCGCCTGGCGATAGGTAGACCAAGCCTGCTGATCTACAGGAGCATCCGCGACCTGCGTCCAGTCGGTCTCGGCCAGTAGGGCGTCACGCTGGCTGCGGACTTCGCTGGCTTCCTGTTCAAGTGCGCGATCGTCGGGGTTATAGTCTGGCACCTCCGGCACTGGCGCATCGGGAAAGACAACAGC